GCTCTATCCGCTTGCATTGTTAGTTGAGTCAGTTTTTTCTGAGCAGCGGCTGTCGCCGCAGAATCGCCCATGTCCAAAGCCCGCGTCAGTTCGGACTCTACCTGATTCATTTGGCTTTCTACGCGAGAGGAGTATTCATTCACGTAGTTGCTATCGAGAGTGTTTAAACGATTCTTTAGCTGTTGGTTTTCGTTTAAAACCTGTTGCGCAAAAGTAGTCGCTTCTTCTTGCTGGCGCTCTGATTCCCGATACCGTTTAGTCAGTCGGTCTATGCGCTTTTGTGTTGCATTTTGCGACTTTTTAAAGCTATCGTCGTCTTCAAAAGACTCTTGAAGAGGGGATTCCTCTGAACTTGTAGCATCTACCGTATCAGGCACGTCCACTACAACTTCTTCCGCGTCCCCTAAATCTAAATCAACCTGTTGTTCTGACATATTTACCTCTACTAGACGTTTTTAATATCTTCTGGCGACAAAATAGTGGCTAACACTTCATCGTCGTTAAGAATCCGAACCTCACCGCCGTCTATTTGAAAGCGAGAACCCGCGTAACGGGCAAACATGACCCAGTCTTTAGGCTTACACCAAGCTCCGTCCGGAAACTTTTCCTTGTCGTCATAAGCCAGTGGACCTACCTTCAAGACGTAACCAACCTGTGTTGAAACTTGGTTTTTTTCAATGACCTCGTGAGGCAGAACAATGCCGCCTTCGGTTTGGCCAGACCCCCGGTAAGGGAGTATTAACAAACGCCAGCCCGTAGGCGTAGGCATTCGGTCTAGCAAACCTTTGTCAACAAGTTCGGGGTTCAAATAAGGTGTTTCTTGATAAGTGTCGTCAAGTTTTTTGATGTTAGCTGTGTCATTCATCTAATAGCTCCTGTTTATCTAGCAGGCTCTTGAGTTCCTGTTCAACGTGGTTTAGGGAATCTACATTCCCCATAAGTTCGCGGTAATGTTCCATTGACTTAATGCTGTTAAACATCAATAAGTCGTTAATCGCTTGGCGGCGTTCTCTAATAATACGATAAACAGCTTCTGCGATAAAAATGTTAGACATGTTTCACGGTTTCTTTAAAATCAATGAAATCGTAGCACGTAAAGTATGTGATAAGCTAGGATATCATACGTTTTTATGGGATTTATCCTTGATCCTCCAAAACTACTTTATAGCCTAAGTTGTTTATTCTTCCTACTTCAGTAGGGTCCGAAGCTATTCTACTAAAGAAGCTTACCGGAAAAGGCTGAAGCCCTTGGTCTTGAGCAGAAAGGTTTTTTAAAATATCTAAGTTTGTTGCGCTTCGCCCAGACACTTGCATTGCTTCGTTTTCATCAAGCGTTTCTGTTACAGCGCCCATAGGGTCTTTAACAATAAAGCTTTCGCTGCCCGAAAGGTCCCTTATGTAAGAACCGTTTGGTGCTGTGTTAGCCCAGTCGGCGGGAGACTTGGCACCAAAAGAAAGAAAACTTTTTGAACTGTCAAAGCCTGCTTCATATTCTGCTTGAGACGCTGATTTTGCGTCTCTTATTTTTTCACCAAGACGATGCAGTGGTTTAAACTTGGAATCAATTAGTTCGTTAATACGTTTGTCTGACATGCCTTCTGAAACAACACCGCCTGACTCAAACCCAAAATCTGCTTGGTAAGCTCGTGGGTTTAAATCGTACTCAGCTACCATTGATTCTGCGCCAGCCCTAGTAAGGTCGCGTATAGAATTCCCCTGAGATCCCGTAAATACATACCTACCATTATCTCCGAAAGTAAGTCTAGGGTCGTTCAAAGGCGAACCGGGTTGACTAGTATTAGTATTGTTTACCGGAATCGGGCTCAAGTTTTCGCCCGAACCCGCCGCGAAGGCGTTGTTGTTTCTTGCGGCATAGGTGGCCGGATCAACATAGTTAGGCATCCCTTCTACCGTTACACCCCCATACGCCTTTCCTCCGTCCAGCGCACGCTCCTGACGGAACCTGTCGTACTCATAAAACTCTTCATCTGTAAAATAGTTATCGTCCCCTATAAAAGGACCGCCGCCATCTCTTCGTATTATGTCAAGCTGGGACAAACCGTAGTTATTACCATTGTTCGGGTTAGTGCCATACTGAGCAAACGCAGGACGCGAAGGGTCGTTTGAAGCAGGAGGAGCCGGGCTAAAGGGTGGAGCCGGGGTAGGGGATGGACCCGGAGTAATAATTCCTGCGGGTTCTGGCCCAAAAACAGGTCTGTTTAAAAACCGAACATTTGCGTCATAAGCGGAAGCGGGAGTACTGTAATTTTGACCGTCTAACCCTTTTGTAATTACTTGTGGGGTCATGCCACCCGTTCCCGGACTTGCTGGAGGGCCACCGTCCACGGAGACGGCTGCGGGGTCCGCCACAGGTCCGGGCTTATACACAGGAAAACCCATGTTGGGTGTTTCGCCGTCAGCAGCGTATTTGCGGGGCGCAAAAGGGTCTGAAGGAGGCCCCGCAGTAGTATTAATTTTGTTAGAAAAACCGCTCTCAGATAACCTACCCGCTACATCCGTATCCACCAAAGTGTCTGACAGTAGAGGCATACGATAGATGTAGTTGGAGCCATCATGGTTTTCTATACCCGGTAAATCCCCGATAGGTCGTCTGTTGGCTAATTGCGTGTTAGAAGCGTCGTTATTGCCATTAAAAGTATCATTGTTATTTGCTAAGCCATCGTAAGCTGCTGCAAGTTCTTTAGGGTACTTTATAGCTCTTTCAGATGGATCAAGAGAGTCGTAAATATCTTTTCCTTTTCTCCAAAAAGGATATTCGGGATCGTCTGACCCCGGATCTTCGCCATAGTTATCTTCGTAACTCAAAGACCAGTCAAGATTGGCTTCGTCTACACCTGACCCAATGTCGCCGGGAGGCTCGTTATTACCACCGGGATCAGCACCACCACCGGGATCAGCACCACCACCGGGATCAGCACCGGGATCAGCACCACCACCGGGATTAAATTGTTGATAAATTAAAGATTTAGTTTCATTGCTAAGGGACCCAACGGAAGCTGCCGCAATAAGTTTACTTTTATACTCATCTTCAAAACCATCGCTGGCGCCTTTATTAAGCATCCAGTCAACCCACTCTTGGTCAGTGATGCGCCCGTCTTCGTCAGGGTCCGCACCGAGTCCAGCCAGTTGGTCGTACTGCTGTTTAGTATAAACTTTGCGTGGAGCAGTGGGCCTTGACCCATAGGGTGCTACCTCATTACCTATGTTTTCTAAGCCGTCTTCCCAACCCACTACATGCAGCTCCAGTACCCGCCGCCTTTCGTAGCAGCACCCATGCCGCGAGCCGTGGCTCGTTTCATGCTTGTGGGAACTTTAACCTCTTTTTCTTTTCCGTAAGGAATTTTCCCTTGACCTTTAATGTCTGCAAATTTAGTGGCTTTCGGGGTTTTACCTACGGGGTCACCCATGTAATGAACGGTTCTTTTCATCGGTCTAATCCTCGTTGTTTAAGTATTTCACGGTCCATAGCAGAATCTATTCTATCCTTTGTTGCGCGTTCTTGTGAGTCTAGCCTTTGCCCAAATTGTCGGCTTCTCATCTGGAGACTTTCAGCGTCTAGATTTAACTTTTGAGAGTCCATGTTTGCATCGGCTTGATCTTTCTGGGCTCGAAGCTGCAATTCCTGCTCTTTTAACTGAATCAGAGGGTCTGGTTGACCTGCTCCACTTAACTGCATAGACGTTTCACGTAACTGTTGCATACCCTGCGCTTGAAACTGAGCAGTCAAACGAGCTACTTCTGCTTCCTGTTGCTCTGGTGGCACTTGCGCACCTTGCTGCGCCATAGCGGCAACGGCTTGTTCTTGCGCAGCTACTTTAACGTGCTCCATCACATGCTTCTGCAAAGTCATTGCCACAGGAGGCAGGGAAGAAGCCATCGGCGTAATCCCAAACAACATGTGAGACATGATGTGAGCTTGATGGTCCTGTCCTTCAAAAGCGTTTAAAGGAAGCATATCAAGACTATTAATGTTTTCCTGAACAGGGTCTATGGGAACAGGGTTCTCTTCCGGAATAGACGCCATAATCCTATCAACATCAGTAACACCCAAAGCCTCGTACATATCACGGTACACTTCGTGAAGGTTGTGTAGCTCGGGAGCCGCTGTCGCTAACTCTAACTTGGTCTGTGCCATCACGATACGCTGTGCTTGGCTAAATACGTTAGGATTGCTGACAGGCAAAACGTCCACACGGTCGTCGAAATCAGACTTCATAATCTTCTGATCATCGCCAACAACAGTGTAGGGATATTCTTGCGGCAAACTTTCATGCATAACTCGCGCAAGAATCTTAAATTCTTTACGCATAGCGTAATGCAGGCGTTTATGTACCGCGCTCATAACCCTAGAGCCCTGCTCCAACATAGCAATGGTCGTTCCCACCGCAGCGCTTTGGTTACCGTCCCCTACTTTAAGGTCTGTAATAGTGGCAAAACGTTGGCCCGCTTCAACAACAAATCCTAGTAAGTTAAACAGCGTTTGGTCTGGGCCTTTAAAGGGCAACGGCATTAAGCTGTCACGAATGGCGCCACCGGGCGCGTCTACATCGCGGAATTCACCGGGCTGTAGCGGCTCGTCGTCATCCCTGATCCGTAGGCCACGGGCCTTGAATCCAGCAGGAAGGTTCGACAGCGTGCCCGCATCAATCAATTGCCGTAGAGCGGAAGTGGCTGTACGACACAATCCGCCTATGGTGTGTATCAAACCAAGCCCGTAGAACCCAAATCCGGGTAAAAACTTAAAGTGGGTAAAATATTGTATTTTGGTCTTAGCTTCGTCTTCTTCATCATAATTGCGTCGGATAGACAGTATTTGGCTGTTATCGGACGATATAGTAACGATGTAGGGGATTTTTATGCCCGTAGGTTCACCGTCTTCCCCTAATTCTTCATAGCCATCAAGGTCAAGGTCTACGTGGCACTCAAGCAGGGTGCAGTCATAATCTATCTGGGAGGGCGAAACCCCGTCAATTCGGTTGGTTTGTTCAGCAACACTCGTTAAATCCCCTTGCGCAGGGATAACATCAATGTCTAAGTAGAATCCCGACACTTGGTTCTTACGCAAGTCGTTAAGCGACATGCGCACAACCTGAGTAATGTTAGGACAAGTCTGTAAATCTGCGGTTTCATAAGGGACTACTATGTTTTCCGCAGGGACAAACCGACTAACAGCGCGGTTTAGCGCCGCATCAAAATAAGTCTTCTTAAAAGTGGACCCTGCAAGCGGGAGGTAGAACAACATCTGGTCCATGTCAGGAGTGTATTCCTCCATAACATTAGTGATGTAGTAGTTCATAAACTGCTTAACGCGCTTTGCTTGGTCCTGTTTGTCCCGTGTTTCGGTGCCCATGACCACAGTACGAACGGGCCCAGAAGGTGGGAGTAGCTCGTTAAAGGCTTGAGCTTGAAACTGTGTTGCAGCCTCCGCTAATAGCGGGTGAGTAACGCCTGAAGCGCCTTTAAAGGGCTGTGTTCGGTCATCATAGGTAAAGCCTAAGAGGTCCAAACCATTGGCATAAGCGTCTTCCCAGTCCTTACGACTGGCTTTGTTTGCATCAAACTCGCCCAGCAATTCATTAGAAATACGCGCAAGTTCACGGTCTGACAAGTCTTCCGCTAGATTAGCGTAGAAATCATCGTCAGGTGATCCTGAATCTGCTTGCGGGTCAAAATCAACGGTGACGCCGCCGTCTTCTTCTTCAACAATCTCAATACTACTAACGTCATCGGCGTTTATCATAGCCATAACGTCGTTTTGCGAACTGGGAAGCTCTATCTCGATCTCTGACAGTAAATCGTCTTCGTCTAACTGACTCGGAACATTACGGCCCATAAGACCACCTTGTCGGGTGTCCATTTCAGACATTAGGTCCCCTGCATCTGCATTTTAGAAAAATATACATCAAGACCGCCTACAGGGCCACCTTGGGCTTTTTGTTCGGGAGGTGTTTGGCTTTTTAGTTCGTCCATAATAGATCGATACTCACGGGCTAACTTCTCCCTTGTAACAGGATGCATCATGTTATCCTGCTCTAGGCTACCACGTACATAGGCTAAACGCTGTGTAAGATAGTTTTTACGACTCTCATCAGGTGAATCTATTGAACGAAAAGGAGTGTCCACACCTATCCTGTTTTTGTCGTAAATTTGGGACCTGTCCACAGGGAGGTCACCAGCAACCAGTTCACGTAAAGCGTTAGGTGAACCTACGTTTCTTAGCTCCTGCCCAGAAACGTCTCTTGTAAAGGTTATACTCCTAAACCTACCCTCGTTGTCTCGCCCTATCTGAACAGCGTCGGGTAAAACTTCTTCAAACCTCAATGCCAATTTTGGCGAAATATCGTTTCCGGTAAGGAATCTTTGATCTTTAATTCCGGTAGTATAAAGCTGAGAAAGTCGTGAGTTAGTTTCACCGGGATTAGATAAATATTGTTCGAAAACGGCTGAATTCAAACGAGTAAGTTGTTCTCTTTTAAGGTTGTGGTTAGACAGTTTTTTCACGATACCAGCGCCGTTACGGTCTATAGTATCAACAACGGATCGGCCTACTAAATCCTCTAAGCGCTTTCGAGTGCGGTAAGTGCCAATCAACATCTGACCAGAGTCTACAGCCTCTTGGTAGCTTTGATTACGGTGAGCTTCATAATCATCGGTGATACGTCGCTCAGATTTAGACATTATGTAGCTGCGTACACCTTGAATGACTTCTCTAACTTCTTTTTCATTAGGTGGTACGTCTTTCTTAAAGGGTTCCTTGTTTATTTCATTAAGCATGTTTTCCGCGTCTGCTTCCGCGTCTTGACCAGAAGCACCTTGATCTTTATAAAAGCTTGCTACTACTGCTTTTGTGAACTGTTTTAACGCAACTGTATTGGATTCTACCCCATCCTTAACATATTCGGCCAATTGAAGGTGCTCTGTGGTTTTAAAAAGCTCACTGTTTGCGCCCATCGACACCCCTTCTTTGTGCTGAATAGCGTGGTTCATTTCGTGGTCCAAAGTACTCATAAAACTTTGAAGACCTTCATCGGTAGCCTCAAATTTACCCATGCGAATCATTTTGGTGGTAGGGTTGTAAGAGCCTCTTTCCGGAGAGTTAG